TGCGCTTCTGAGGGGTATGACTGGATTGCTTTTGTTGATAGCGGGCCACCCGCCACGATCGACACCGCCGCCGAATTCAACACAGAGGGGCAGCTATACACAACGGCGCGGGGGCACCTGGCATATTTTGCGCCGCACCTAACCGACCTTGAGGATGCGACGGTTCCTCCGAGTGCGGGGGTGGCCGCGATCGCGCTTCGACGATTTGCAGAGCAAGGTTTCAATCAACCGCCCGCTGGCTTCCAGTACCCGTTACGTGGCGTCAAAGGGGTGGCGGTGAAAATCACCAAGTCAGAGCAGGGCGTAGCGAATCCGCTGGGAGTAAACCTAATTCGGTATTTTCCGAACGTCGGCACGATCGTTTACGGGGCACGGACTCGTAGCAGCAATCCTTACTACCGATTTATCAATACGCGGGTGATTTTCAACGTCTTGAACGGGACCTTGAAAACAGCGTTTAACACCGAGGTTTTTACCGCTGTGGATGGCCAGGGCGTTTTATTCGCCAGGATTCGCGAAACGGCCAATGCGATTTGCTTCAACCTCTGGCAGGGCCGCGCGTTCTTCGGGGCGACTCCGGGGGATGCGTTTTTGTGTAAGTGCGATCGCGAAAACAATCCCGCGATCGACCTGGAGCAAGGCATTGTCCGGCTGGACGTGTACGCAGTCCCGGCACCGACGGCTGAGAAAATCCTGATCGGCACCCATCGAGTCGCGATCGATGGCATCCCGTTCGCAACTAATATCCAAGGCTCCTAGGGGGATAGCTAATGGTCACAACTCTGACTAAAAACGGCTTTTTGGTGACCCTCAAAGGGGTCGATACGTATTGGGTGACGTGCTCCGGCGTCAAAGACCGGGCGCAAACTTCCGATCATAGCGATGGGCTGTCAAATCGCGTGTACCAACGCATTGGGCCGCGCAAACTGGAGCCGATCACGCTGACAAAGGAATTTGATCCGATTAAAGATGCGCCCATCCTGGATTGGTGGCGCACCTACTGCGACGGCACAACCAAATCGGAAACGATGTCGATCGTGCCGATCAAATACTGTCCCAAAGTTGAGACGATCGGTAAGGGCTTCACGCTCTACGGATGCCGCCCAGTCGAGTTAAACGGCCCCGAAGCTGACAAAAAATCAGCCGATGCGGCAATGCTTGAGATCGTGCTGATTGCAGACGATTGGGAATACAACTAACCACTGAATAGAACTACCAATGGCAAAACTAGAACGAATTGACGGAACTACCGAATCCACAACCGAAATCAAAACGCTAAAGGATGGCACCACGATCGAGGAATTGCCTGATTACTCAATCAAGGTGACAACGGCACGGGGGCTGATCGCAAAGTTTCAGGAGCCGTCGCACAAAGACTTTGAGCAGTTTGAGGTTTGGGTAAAAGAATGCCCCACGCAAACCGAAGCGATGCGGCGGCTTGGCTCTAGGTTGTGTATTCAGTGGGGTGATCGGGAAGGCGTAACGCCTGAAATATGGGCCTCCGAGTCTTTGGCGAACTCAGCCGCGTTGATGGGGGCGCTAAACACCTTTTTTCCTGATGCGACGCTTGACAAATGATGACTTCTGTCGGGCCGTGTACGCCATAAACAACAGCAGCTTCAACGGCCTGGAGCAATACGAAACAATGCCGATCTCCAAGTTCCTGTTGCTGTGCGAAATCCATTCCGAAGCGATCGAGAGGCTGAATGCGTAAATGTCGGCATCCCAACTGCTGAATCTAGTTATCCAAGCCACCGATCGGGCGTCACCTGTAATCGGTAGTGTCGAGCGTAAGTTACACAGCATTACCGGAGCGGCCCGCAGTGTTGAGCGATCGTCCGGGGCAATGAGCAACGCGATCGCCTTTGGCATGGTCAAAGCTCAGGCCGCGATCGGGCTTGTGGAGACGGGCTTTAGTAAATTGCAGCAGTCGATTCAACAGTCCGCAAAGATTGAGCTGGACAACCTCAGCAGCGCGGCGGGCTTGGAGACGATGCTGGGGTCGTTTGATGCGGCGGCGGGCTTTATCGACGGGATGAATGCCAAGCTGGCCAAAGCAGCAGCGGCATTGCCTGGAGAGACGGCCCAGTATGCGGCATTAGCCCGAACGATTAGCGACGATGTGGGCGGAGCATTTGCTGATGCCAACGGCAAAATTAAGGATGTGGCGGGGTTTGAGAAAACACTGACCAGCATTTCGAGTAGCTATTCTGCTATGGCCGCGACCACTGGGGTAAGCGCTGGCAATATGCAACTGCTCATGATGCGGATGGTCGGTGGAAATGCATCCATGCGTGAGATGAGCCAGATCGACGCGCTGCAAAATAATCCCACACTCAAGCGCAACCTGGAAGCGGCATTGAAGCAAGCCGGGGTCGCTGAACTGAAGGATTTGGATTTGAAATCCCGAATCAAATTGATTGACGAAATTGGCAAAAAGGTAATCACGCCGGAGTTTATCAAGCGCAGTGAAAGCACTCTCGAAGGTTTGACACAGAGCTTTAAGTCGAATTTGTTTGACCCAAGCACGGGCATTTTCGGCCTGATGCGTGACTTGGATGAGAAAACCAAGGGCAACCAAACCGCCTACGAATCAATCAAGCGGCTAACTGCTACTGTGATTGGCTCCGGTGGGTTGTTTGACACGATCGGGAAGATATTGCAGCAACTCGGCTTAACAGCCGATCCAATGGCGGTGCTACGCGACGGCGTTGAAACGGTCAATGGCTGGCTAACCAATATCAACAACGCGCTCAAAGGGTTTAAGGCAACGCCTGCAAACTTGCTCGAAACAGTTAAGGGCCTGCCGAAATGGCTGTCGGAACAAGCATCCAAATTATTCAATGACGCGATCGGGCAAGCGGGTGCATTTTTAAGTAGCCTGTCACCAAAGGAGTCGCAGCGAATTGGGGAGGAAGCGGGGGCGTTCATTGGCCGTGTTGCGGGCGCGATCGCGCGATTCTTTATCAACTTGGACTATGGCGAGGTGCTAATCACGGTAGCCCAGGTGGGAGCGTTACTGGTTAGCGCGATCGGCGGCGCGATCGGTGGGTTCGGTGCTGAACTTGTCAATCAGTGGGGCCAAATCGGGCGGGACGCGATCGCCAATATCATCAACTGGTTTAGGTCATCTAGCGCCCTTGTGATGGGCGCGATCGGGGATTCGGTAAATTCAATGGTCAAAGCGGTTGGCGACAAGGTGCGTGAATTCATCCTGTCCATCCCCCAGAAAATTGCCTTTAGCCCAATAAGCCCGATCGCGCCTGTGGCAAATGCGGTGCAAGCGGTGGCGGCTCCGGTGACGAATGCAGTGTCTGCGGTTGCCGCGCCCGTAACCAATACGGTCAAATCGCTGACTGGTTTCGACTTGGGATCGATCGGGTCTTTGTTTCCGAAATATGCGGGCAATATTCCGAACGCTGCCGACGGATTGTTTTCCTCGTTGTCGGCAGAAATGGCCCGGATGCCCGCTGGGGCCACACCCGTTATTGCTAATAGCTCTGAGGCAATCCTCACCCCTAGCCAATTGCGCAATCTGGTCAATGGTTCGGCTAGCGCTGGAGCGGCCCGATCGGGCGGTGGCAACACAATCAATATCAGCCCAACATTTACGATCAACGGTGCCAGCGACCCGGAAACAACGGCCCGCCAAGTGATGCGGTACATGGAAATCCTACTTGAAGAGCACATGCAGGGGGCAATTGCATAATGCGCAAAAACGATGCCGCGATCGCTAATCTCCCCGCCGCCCCAAATTCCTGGGTGGCAGCTCACTTGCTGGAGTACAAGGCCGATCGAAAGGCTGAAACCTCTAAGGTTTGGTCGTTTCAGTACAATCCCCAGCGGCTAAAGTACGCGATCGCGCCCAAGTGGCAACCATCGGAAACCATGTCGGTGCGTGAACCGGATTTGCAGTTTGGGGGAACGGAAGCGAAAACGCTGGAGATTAACGATATTTATCTTGATAGCTATTGCCAGGGTAAATCGCTGCAACCGTTGCTCGATGGGCTGGAGGAACTGGCAAAAGCCGACCTAAGCCGGAGCCGTTTCGCGCCGTTGGTGCTTTCCTTTGTCTGGGGTCACAAACGCTTTGCTCCGTGCGTCTTGACTGCGCTGGAATGGGAAGAAAGCGGATGGCTAGCAGGTGCTCCGGCACGGGTTCAGCTATCGATGAAATTAACACGTGTGCCACCGCCGCAGCAGTTGGGGCAGCAGCCAATCCCGCCAGAACCCGACCCGGTGGAGGATGGCCCGACTAAGCCACTCACCGATCGACAGCGCCAAGACGCATCAAACAACGCCAAAAAATGGCTACAGGACAACCAAACCAAGCTACCCACAGCGGTTTCAACCCTTGTCAAAAGCAACGCCTATTTGCTGGCGACTGACAAGGCGACGGGAGACGTGACCATGACCAACGGCAAGGGCGAGAAGCTCGGCATCGTGGGCCGTTGGGACGGGAAGGAATTTAGTATCAAGCAGCAAACCTTAGCCAAACCATGACGACGCAAGAACTACGACGCACGATCGAGGTATTTGGCGGTACTCCGGCCATGGTAGGCGCGATCGAGGCATTTGAAGACCCCACCCGCTGGCGTGAAATTATCGAACTGAATCCCTCGATCGACGTGCTGGGCCTGAATGTTCAGGAGATTGAATCGATCGTGTTGCCAAGCGTTACTGAGTCGCTATCCAAGGTGCAGCCGTTGCTTACGTCAGTATCGGCGGGCCTGAATCAAGCATCGAGCATTGTTGGCCAATTTGCGCCAGGGCTATCGGGCTACGTTGCCGAGGCGCAGCGGTTGGTTGGGGAAGTAAACGGCATTGTAGGGCAGGTAGAAAGCTCGATCGGGTCAATCACTGGCAGCCGCAACTATAAAGAGGCTGTGCGTTTGGTGGATTGGTTGCTGTAGGAGGATTATGCAAATTATCAGCCCGATCGTCCGTATCAAGATTGCCGATCGCTTGTTTATGTCCGGCGATGGCTTGTTGCGGTATGCCTCGGTAAGTCTGGGGGAAGATGCTCGTAGCAGCACTTGTCGGTTTGAGGTTTACGATCCGGGGCTGCAAATCGGCGCGGAATTTTTCGAGATGAGTTTTTCGCAGGGCGGGATAATCGTCCCTCCTGATTTGCTGGAGCCACCGCAGCAACAGCAGGGCACGGTATCGCTGCAATCGGTAGGCAGCACATCGGCGGAGGGGGACGCATTGGCGCGGCAAATCATCGCCGAGTGCCAGAAGCAAGGCGTCAACGATCCGGGCCAAATTGCCTATATTTTGGCCACTGCCCAGCATGAATCGAGCATGGGCAAATTTTTGACCGAAATCGACCCACCAAGCTATGAGGGGCGATCGGACTTAGGCAACACTCAACCGGGCGACGGCAGGCGATTTATCGGGCGCGGCTACGTCCAGATTACAGGGCGGCTAAATTACACCAAATACTCAAAGCTGACGGGTAAAGACTTGGTGGGCAATCCAGAGCTGGCGGCATCCCCAGAAGTAGCGCTGTTTACGCTAGTGCATGGGATGCGCACTGGAGCATTTACGGGCGTTAAAGTTGGCGATTACATCAGCGGGGGGAACCGCAACTTTGTTGGGGCTAGGGCCGTCGTCAACGGCTCCGATCGGGCGGGTTTGATCGCCGGATACGCGGAAGAATGGTTGGCCCGATTGCCCTCACTCAGCAATGGAGTAGCCACACCCACTCAACAAGCCGCCGCACAGCAACCGCCAATCAAAGACACCGCCGAAACCAAGCCCGTCGAAGAATCCAAGAAAGGCACCGAAATCATTGTCGAGATGGGCTTCGACCCGTCCCAGCTAACCGCTTACCACTTTATCCACACGGCCACCCACACCAGAGGCAGACAGGACAACAGCACGGTATTCGAGGGTCAGACGGTGCGCTGGCTAATGACCCGTCGCACCAAAAACACCGCATACAAAGACATCACGCTTAAGCAACTTGCCGAAAAGGTCGCGAAATCCTACGGGCTGGAACTTGAGATGGCAGGCGATGGCCCTAAATACGCCTACCTTGATCAGACCGGGCTAACTGACTATCAGTTATTGCTCAGAGAGGCACGGGCGATCGGGTACTCCGTAGATGATCGGGGCAAAACGCTCAGATTAAAACCGTGGAAGCCAGAGTTTACTGGGTTTGTGATTACTGCGGACATTTTGGAGAACATCGAGTTCAGCGATCGGGCATCGCGGGACATGCAGCCATCAGCTGCGTCGAAGGCGTCACAGCCGGAGACCAGCACGGCGGACGCGAAGGTGGCGATCGATATGCTCACGGGTAAGCCTGTCGTGCAAAAGCAGGAAGATAGCACGGCAACGGGTAAAGCCGAGGGCAAGCAAGCCGCGATTACTGGCTCACCTACCAAACCAGTAACGGGGACGCCCGCAACGGAGAGCGCTGCAACTACAGCAGCCGGGGCCATCCTCCCAGAATCAATCACCGGACTGCCTACCCAAGCGATCGGCGCGATCGACATTGGCGACGGCAAGGCGGAGGCGGCGGAAATCAAAGACGAGTCCCGCCGGGTAAAGGGGTATGAGTCACGGGCGACATTGAAAACTGTGCCGGAGTTGCTGACGCTTGCCCCTGGCTCCGTGATTGGCCTATCGCGATTGATAGCGCCGGATGTATTTGCGCGCGAGTGGCGGGTGTCGAGCGTCACCCATACCTATCAATCGGGGCGGCTTACTACAACGCTGGAATTTTACTCACCCCAGAAGGCAAAAGCCGCTTCGAGTGGGCAAGGTACTGTTTCGCTCCCTGACAATTTCAGCCTGGAAACGCCGCCAGCCGGAAAAATCCTCAATCCCCATAGTGATGGCGGCGTAAGAGGTACACCGTTCGATCCGTCCGGATCAATCCGAGGGCGTCCCCACAACGGGATTGATACATCAGGGGATTACAACCTCAGGGCCGGATTTGACGGGGTGGTGAGTGATGCCGAGGGTAGTTGTAGGGTCGGCGATCGAAGCTGCGGTGGTGGCTTTGGGAATCTCGTGTTTATCGATGGCTCCGGCCCGTGGCAGGGTTACACGCTGGTCTATGCTCACTTGGCCTCGATCACCGTATCCAAGGGACAGCAGGTAAAGGCAGGCCAAGTGATCGGGCGGATGGGCGACACCGGGGCAAGCTCCGGTGATCACCTGCACTTGGAGCTACGAAAAGGCGGGGCAAGAATCGACCCAGAGCCGTATATCTCACCCTGCTTTACTGGTACCTATGGCCAGGGCGCGGGTACACCACTCAAATGCAAGGGGGGCTGATGATTTTAGAGACACTAGCGGCATCAATGCAGGCCGCCGAATTGGCAAAGGACTTGGTCGGGCGGGTGCCTAGTTTGCAGCGCGCGATCGTGACTGACAACAAAGACCCGGCGAACCTGCGCCGCATCAAAGTGGCAGTCTCCAGCAAGGGCGGCTTACTCGACACTGATTGGTGCTTCGCGATGCGATTAATCGCTGGCTATGACCCACCCATCCCCCCGATCGGGACAACGGTAATCATGGCCGCGATCGACGACGACCCGCACAACCTGGTTTATCTGGGGCCAATTATCAATCAGGCAAACCCGCAGGATGATGCGCAAGAAGACCCGATCGCTGACAGTACATTGCAAATCCCTGGCAACCAAACCGAGTCGATCGGGGGCAATGTCGATCGGACCATCACTGGCAACCTGGAGCAAACCATATCCGGCACCGACGATCGCCGGGTTGAGGAAACGCTGACGGTATCAGTAGGCCAAAAGCTGCGACTACAAAATGATGCAGGCGCTTATGTCGAACTGCATGAGGCGGGGGCCGCGATCGTGGGTGGCATTGCTGGGGGCCAGATTGTCATGGGCGGGCAAACGGCGGGCTTAGGCTATCCAACTGATTTTTTCGTGCAGGCTACAGGTCCGATCAGGATTGACATGCAGGGCTATGACCTGACGATAATTAACGCGACCAATGCGTCGATCAACGGCAAACAAATCGCCACGATCGGGGCAGTGGATAGCGACGGCGATACACTCACCACAAGGGGCTGGTAATGGCAACTATTCAGGGGTTTACGTATCCACTCACGCTAAAAAATGGTGGCCTGTCACTGTCCACCGACTTCGATTTGATTCGGCAGCAAATCATGTCTGTACTGGAGACGCGGCCATTTGAGCGCATCATGCAGCCAAATTACGGCACACCCGATTTTGTTTTTGATGCCGTCAACGATGTCTCAATCATTGTCGAACGCATCACGATCGCGCTTGAAACACAAATCAACGGGCCAACCTTCGCCGTAGAAGGGGCCGTCAACGATGACGGGGTGGTCACGATCGCGGTCAATTGGTCGCTAAATGATATTCCTCAACCCCCGATCGAGTACCGGATTACGATCTGATCCGGGCGCAATCCTAAAGACTCAAAGACGCGGCCATCTGAGTCGCTAAACTCCACCTCGAATGCGTCACCATCGGCAAGCACCTCAACGACCGTCCCAACTTGACCACGGCTTAAGTTACCCTGTGGCAGATCTACCGTCAGTTCAACAACATCAAACAGGCGAATTTGGCTTTGCTTGGTCATTTAACCCCTTCTTGCATAGTGTCTCGATCGCTTGCCCACGGGTGAGCTTTTTTTCGTCCGCGTAGTTGTCAATTTTTTCGATGAGTTCGGGCGGTAGCGTGATTTCGCAGCGCTTTCGCCCTAGTTTTTTGCGGCCCATTCCCCTCATGGTCAGGTTTTCCGGGCGGGGGGTAATGTTTGGGTTAGGCATGTTCGTTGGGGTTAGGCGTCGGCTTCGACGGCGATATAATTAGGGCCACCTTGGAGCGTCTTGGAGGTACTGGACGCATCAAACACGACCTTATATCCAGGTGGGCAGATGTTCCAGGCGGAAAAATCCCCGCTCATCCGTCCCCGGCGCGACTCAATTTCCCAGCGGGCTTCTTCTTCCGAGCCGAAATATTCAATCTCACCAACGTCTCGATGGAAGATCCCCCAAGCAGATTCTTGATCGAAATCCGACATTTCTGGAAAAACCACGCAGATTCCACAACCGTCATCGGTCAAAGGATGCGGGTACGTTGACCGAAAGTCATTCCACGCCCTTTCACCAATGCTCTCTACGTCGTCATACGAGAGATACTCGCCCGATTCTAGGATTTTTTCCGCTTCAGTCAGTGTCATCAGATTTACCTCGTTGGTTGTTTTGATAGTTCTATCTTACGGCAGTTAGAACTATTCGTCAACCATTTTCTAAAATATATTTTTCGATCGAGTACCGCCTGATTTAGGAACGCTGATCTTGGTAGTTCAATCACCCACGGTGCGGGTAAGGCTCCTTGCCCGCTTTCTGAAAAATGGTAACTCGCGTCACACCCTTAGAAGCGCCGTCCCTTGACCCTCGCAGCGAATTTGAGTTGGTCGATTATGCGCTCGATCGAGTATTTTCGGCATCGGGCGGACGTATCAACGATTTCAGTGCCGGGGCACCTGCCAGGGCGCTGATTGAGGGGCAAGCGTTCGCTGGGGCGGAGTTGCTTTACTATGCCAACCAACTACCGGAGGCACTGGCGATCGCGCTGCTGACGATCGCGGGCATCCAGCGCAAACTAGGGAGCGCCGCAACAGTTACCCTGGAATTTACGCTCACCTCGGTTTTGGGTAATGCGTTCGCTATCCCGGCGGGGTTCGAGGTGCGGACGGGCAGTGGGCTAGCGTTCACGACGGACACGCTGCTGACCATCCCAGCGGGCGACCTGACTGGCCAGGTTTCGGCAACTTGCTCGACTCTGGGCGTTGTGGGCAATGTCCCGGCGTTCCAGATCACCCAAATAATTACACCGCTGGCCTTTCTTTCTCGCTGCACTAATCCGGCAGCGGCAACGGGCGGCGCGGCGGAGGAAACCATGGAGCAAGTCAAGTCGCGGGCGTTTTCCGCGTTGCGGCGGCGGGGGTTGGTATCGGCAGCGGACTACGAGGAAGAAGCGATCGCGCTGATCGGCGATGGGGCCGTAGCGACGGCGATCGGGCGGCTCGGTGCCGACAAGAGTAGTGAGGTATTAGGCGCGGTGCATGTGTTTGTGCTGGGGGCCGATGCCGCACCACTCAACGATGCACAGTTGCGGGTAATCCAAGGGGCGCTGCAAACCAAATCGCATATCACCGTAGATGTATTTTGTAGCAATATCGATATTGTTAAGGCGGATATGTCGGTGATTGCCTCCATCCCGGCGGGGGGCAATCCTGCCACGATCGCGGCGGACATTTACACGGCACTGACCCTATACCTCACGCCGGGGGCGCTGCCGTTGGGGGAGTCGATTATCCTAAAAGAGCTTGAATACATCGTCCGCAATCAGGCGGTGGAGTATGTGCAGAGCGTCACGATCGGGGACCACCTGGGCGAGTTGCGCGGCACAAACTACCCACTGCCAAATCAGTACAGCGCGGCCAAACTAACCGGCCTGAATATTGCCTTAGTGCAAGGCGAAAACACCTATAGCTACGCCTATGGCGACGGAGACCCTGATTAATGAGTTGGCAAACAGGACGCCCGATATACGATCGGCTACCGGGGCAAAATGAAGCCTATAGAAAAGAGTCGCCAACGGACGAAGACCCCGCGATCGCGGATTGGCTAACGGCCCCATGGGATGAACTCCTGACGGGATTACGGAGCGCGATCGACAATATCCCCCAGGACATGCTCGACCCTGCAACGGCAAAGCCTGAGAACCTTGATTGGTTGGCCCAATTGTGCGGGTTTACGGGTGAGTATTGGGATACAAGCTGGCCAGTAGCAGTAAAACGCGAATTGATTGCCAATAGCCTCAATTTTGTCTGGGAGAACAAAGGCACTCGCGCCCTCCTGGAATGGTTAATTGACTTGTTTGGCTTAGAGGCATCCGTCTATCAAGTCGGTGCTTTTTTGGCCGGGATTAGCCTCGTCGGTGACCCGATCGGGGATGCAGACTCTATCTTCGAGTATTACCTCGTGGTCTCACTCGACTACCTGCGGACCTCAACACAGTGGAAATTACTGGAGCGGCTCAATCGTTTGTATGGCCCGGTGTATGCCGATTCGCGGGTTTGCTATGACGGCTTTTATGCAGGCTTTAGCGTTGTTGGCGACCCCATTTTTTAACGGCGGGAACGATCGGGCAGCGTTGATCTGGCCCAGCAATGACCGCAATTACAGGCACAATCAAAGATTCGGGCGGCGTGGCATTATCGGGGCGATTGCGCGTGACGTTGGATGCACCGTTAATCGATTCGACCACAACTCCTGATACTGTTTACGTTGCGGAGCCGCGCGATTTTACAATCACGAGCGGGGCCGTGAGCCTCGCGTTGCTTGAGTCTGAAACCAGCAACGTGACGTATCACTTTGAGTTTTACAGTTCCGAATCCGTAACCCGCTACTACCTGCAAGATGGCGGGCTTTATAGCGGCCCCAAGGTTTTGCACACCGACAGCCGTTGGTACACGGGCCAAACCTATACCGTCGATTCGCTGCTGCTTTCCGAACAGGCTGAAACGATCGAGACGCTGGTATCAGATTTCCGCGCGATCGTCCCCAATCAGGCATCCGTAGACTACGCGCAACTATTGCCCACGGGGATTGCAAAAGATACGCTCGACACAGCGATCCAGCGCTTGGCCGAAATCCTGACCACGAATCTGGATTATGCGCAGGCATTACGCGGTGGCCCACGATCGCGCGGGACTTATAACGCCGCCACGTACTATGAACTGGATGACATGGTGGAGTTGGATGGCTCCAGCTACATCTATATCAACGAGACTCCGACCGCTGGTAATCAGCCGCCAAACGCAACCTACTGGCAGCTATTGGCTGCACGGGGAGCAACGGGGACAGGTACGGCAGGCAACGATACGGCCTATAACGAGGCTGCGTGGAACGGGCAAACCGATGCACCATCGCGCAATGCCGTGCGCGACGTAATCGAGACGCTGGCAAAACAGTCCGACATTGCTGGGCTTGCTCCCCTGGCCTCTCCTACGTTTACGGGCAACCCCGCCCGATCGACCGCCCCAGCATTTGGCAACCGAACAAGCCAACTCGCTACCACGCAATGGGTCGGTAACGAGTTCGCCACGCTGGCCTCCCCAACGTTTACGGGCAATCCATCCGCACCAACGCAGGCAGTAAGCGATCGATCGAACAAAATCGCTACTACCGATTTTGTGGCCGATTATTTCGAGGGAAATAACCTGGGGGGCGTGTTTTATGCGACCAGGACCGGGACCAGTCAAACGCTCTTGTCAAATAATACGGTCGCTCTGATTTTCCCATCCGAAGTAGATCCAAATGGGCAGTACAACAACAGTACGGGCAATTTCACGGTGCCGACAACCGGGACTTATCGGGTTTCCATTTCTCTATTTTTGGATTCGTCCGGCGGCAGCTATGGCTGGGTTGAGATTGGGCTGTGGAATGTCAGCTCGACAACCCGGATAGCCGTATTTTTCTACGATCCAGCGCTCAACAGGACACAGTATATTTTTTCGGCGTTTGTGGATGTTTCGCTAACCGCTGGGACAAATTACGGTGTGCGGGCATCGCTGGGCGCTGGCCCTAGTTCGCCTGTCGTTTCTGGGTCGTCCGGTGTCGTCAATTCCCTATCCGTGTCCCGTCTCGTATTCTCCTAACCAATGCCTAAAACTACTGTTACCTCTGGCTACCGCTGCCCCCCCGAGTATTTTAACGCCATCAACTCCCCAGTTTTTGACGATCAAGACCTGGACGGGCACAATCCACGTTTAACCGACGATGCGCTAAGTAGCGCCCCCGGCAACATTAAGCCGCAGTGGCAGGCGTTTCGCGACATGCTCAAAGTGTCGGCTGGCAGCGGTTTGACCATCACATGGACAGCGGGTACCGTCACTAAAGATGATGGAACGATCGCGAGTATCACCACCGGGTCTACCTCGGTCCCGGCCAACTCGACCCGCTACGTTTACGCCCTGGCAACTGGCGTTTTTGTTGATACAGCGCTGCCTGTGCGCTGCTTGCCCCTAGCGACGGTGACGACGACAGCATCGGCCATATCAACGATCGAGGATTTGCGACCAAGATTCGAGATCGCGCCGCTGAATCGTGGGGTGCGGGTATTTGGCGGCAGCGGTGGGAGCGGCAACTATACGCTCAATTCGGGCAGTGCTACATTGTCGGGCTTGTGGGAGTTTCAAGATTTCACGATCACGCAGGGGGCGACACTGACGATCGATGGGTCGGCGCTGATTCGTTGCTCTGGCAAAGTCACGATCGCGGGAGTAATCAACGTTTCCGCCCCGGTGCGTGGCGGCGGAGGTTTTGTTGGTATCTTTGGGCCGCAGGCTTATCCCAATACACAGGGGCAGGGCGTCGGCGGCGGCGGATCGGTCATCGCCTCGGCAGCGCCAGCTTATTCCTGGCTGGTTTCCAAACTTGGCAGTGGCGGCGCGGGGCCGTGGATGATTATTACAACCAGCGGCGGCGGCACCCTCACCACTTCTGGCGGTGGCAATGGCGGCGGCGCGTTGGAGATTGAGGCGGCGGGCGCGATCGAGGTATCAGGGCAAATCAATGCGGACGGCGGTGCGGGCGGTTCGCTCACCTCCGGCACGTCCGGCTATGTTGGACAAATCTCCGGCACTGGCGGCGGGTCTGGCGGGCTGATTTCGTTGCAGTCGCTGACCTCGATCGTGGTTACGGCGGCGGGGCAGTTGTCGGTGCGCGGCGGCAATGGCGGCAATGGTTGGCCGTCACCTACGGGGCAGTTTTCGGGCGGCGGCGGCGGCGGCGGCTGGATCGTGTTGATTTCGCCATCGGTTAATACTACAGGGGCTTCGCTATTACGATCGGGCGGCTCCTCCACCTACGCTACAGGGTTTGGCGCTGTCGCAGGCGGTTCATTCGGCGGCACGGGCGGGGCACCTGGGCAAATTGGTGCAACCGGGCAGCTATTGGTGCGAACTGTAATCCCAGGATAAGAAAATGGCTCATTATTATTTGGTTGATGACGACGGCGCGATCGCGGGGACTTCGGACACCCCGGACGGATTGCCGGACGATTTGAGCGCGATCGAGAGTGATTTGCAATTGCCATCAAGCATGGTGGCGTTTGTGGATGGCGCGATCGTGCCGAGGCCGGAGCCGCCATCGCCGGAACACCGCTGGAATAACAAAGAATGGATCGCGCCCCCTACGATTGAGGCCGTTGCTGGACACAACTGGGCAGGGCTGGAAGCGGCTTTGGAAGGCTCCAGCGCTTGGGATAAAGCCTATCGAGCCAGTGGCAAAACAGTTCGGGCTGGTGCGGCATTTAATCTACTGCTGAATACGCTCACGATCGGGCATCGGGTGCCCCGGTTAGAGTTTGCGATCTCCGAACTGCGTGCAGCAATGGAGTCAGCGGCGTCGATCGATCCATTTACGGCTGAGGATATTGCATTTATCAATCAGTGTTTGGGCGACAACGGATTTGATTTAGTCCTGGAATAGGAGGCGATCGTGGGCCAAATGAAATGGCGGCGCAATGCTAACGGCGACGCTGAATTGTATCTGTGCAGCAACGGCGGGGAATGGCGGCATTACTCACAGCATCCAGAGCGGGTAAGGGATGGAGACCCGACCAGGTTTAGCCCCGGCTGGCTTATGTACAACAAATTAATCAAGGCGGGGTGGAAACTTTTGCCAATGGAGGGCTGATGTCGCGATCGAACATAATCACAAACATAGTTTCTCTGGGAATGGCGGCATTTGGGACTTGGCAAAATGTCGAGGGGAAAATGCGACCATTCGACAACGTTTTGCTTTACGGCAGTTCCATTTCGGCCTGGTTTATCGGCAAAAAAGACGATACGGTTAATGCCCTGGAAAAGCACCTCACCCCAGAGGACAGAAAAGCAGCGCGGAATATTACGCAAATCTTCCTCGATCGGGTTTTATCCCAAATCGGCCTACAGGTCTCAATCCGTGATGAGCGACAGCCTACTCGTTTGGATTATGGCAGTAGTG